CCCTTCTGTTCGTCCCGTCAATAAAAAAGGGGTTTAGGGGGTATCCCCTACCCCAGTATATGTGGGAGTTCAAGTCTCGCTTAGTTATTTTTTGTATATTAGCCCATCTAAAAAAAAATGTTATGGAAGAAGAAAAAAAAGAAGTTAAGTTGGTGACTAAGGGAACTGACGAATTGATGTTCGGTTGGAAGCTTGAGAAGTTCACTAACTGGAAAGGCTACAAGAAATACTACTATAAATACGGGTTAGAGGATAAAGGGGTTACTTTGACCTCAACTAAGCCCCTTGTTTGACCTCAAGCATACCCCTTCTTTGACCTCAAACATACCCCATACTTGGGGTCAAGGATAGGGTTAAAGATAAAGATAAAGTTAAAGTATATATATATAGTTTAAATAATTTTTATATATTTGTCTAGCTTTATGAAAAGACTACCAACAGAATTAAAAAAACAAAGAGGTACACTTCGCAAGGATCGTGTGAACGAGAATGAACCGAAGCTACCTTCCGTTATCCCCCCGATACCAACTTGGTTATCTGAAGATGGACAAAAGGCATTTAGTGAACTAAGTAATTTACTTCACGATATGTCTGTCCTGACTCAGGCAGATGAGTTAGCCTTAACTTTACTTTGTGATGCTTACAGCGAATATAAGTTAGCTAAAGAAGTTGTTAACGAACTTGGTGCGACTATGGAAGTTACTTCTAGGGAAGGTAATTCTAAATCGGTTATTCGACCTGAAGTACAAATAGCTAATCAATCTTTTGTTAGAGTCTTTCAGTTGCTTAAAGAATTTGGTCTAACCCCTTCTAGTAGAGCTAAGGTAAATGCCATTGAAAATCAAGGAAACACACCTGATGTTAAAATAGAAAATTTCTTCAACGGTGGCGAATAATCTTCACAGAATAGATAAGTCTAAATACTACTTTGATGAGAAGTCAGCGAAGAGAGCTTGTGACTTTATTCAAACTTTTTGTAAACACACTAAGGGAGAATTAGCAGGTCAACCATTCGTGTTAGAACCTTGGCAAATAGAAATCATAGAAGCTATCTTTGGATGGAAGTCTAAGAAAACTAATCTTAGAAAATTTAGACAGTGCTTTATCTTCATTCCTCGTAAGAATGGAAAGACTACGATGATGGTTGGTATAGCACTCTATATGCTTTTTTCTGATGGAGAGAAAGGAGCCGAAATCGTGAGTGCAGCCGCAGATAAAGAACAAGCACGCCTGTCATTTTCGATAGCTAAACAAATGGTTTTACAAGAACCTAACCTTATCAAAAGAGCAGGTACTTATCGTGACTCAATTACTTACGATAAGGTTGGATCGTACTACAAAGTTATTTCTGCTGATGCAGATACCAAGCACGGACTAAACCTCTCTTGTTGTTTACTTGATGAGATTCACTCGCACAAGAATCGTGACCTTTACGATGTGTTACTTACCTCTATGGGTGCTAGAAAAGAACCTCTAATGCTTGGAATAACTACGGCAGGGGCAGGTAATCAGAAAGACCACATATCTAGAGAGCTTTATGACTATTCTAAAAAATTAATTGATGGTTCTATTCAGGACGATTCGTTCTTAGCAGTTGTTTATGAGGCTGATGAGGGAGATGATATTTTTAGCGAAGAGGTTTGGAAGAAGGCTAATCCTGGTTACGGAAGTATAGTGACTAAAGAGTATATGCAACAACAAGCTATCAAAGCAAAAAATGAACCTTCATTTGAGAATACTTGGCGTAGACTCCACTTAAATCAATGGGTTGCCAATGAAACTAAGTGGATTAGTGACGAGAAGTGGATGCTGTGTGATGGTGAGGTAAATAAAAGTTACCTAAGAGGAAAACCTTGTTTTGCAGGATTAGACTTAGCTAGTACACGAGATATTACTTGTTTAGCTTTATTGTTTCCTGATGAAGAGGGTGGTTACGATATAATCAACTACAATTTTATTCCTGAAGAAAACGCTAAGAAGAGGTCAGAGAGAGATAAAGTAAATTACGACAAGTGGCACAGAGAAGATTATGTTATCTATACTCCTGGAGATGTAACTGACTACAACTACATAAAGCAAAAGATTGTTGAGTTAAGTGAGATTTATGATATTCAGATAGTTGCATACGATAGATGGAACTCATCACAGCTAATAATCGACCTGACAGAAGATGGATGCCCTTGTGTTCCTGTAGGTCAAGGATTTAAAACTATGTCACCTGCAACTAAAGAATTTGAAACATTAATACTTAGTGGAAAGATTCGTCACGGAGGAGACCCTGTTCTTAGATGGATGATGAGTAATGTGGTACTTACGTTTGACCCAGCAGGTAACGTAAAACCTAACAAAGCAAAAAGTAACGAAAAGATTGATGGTATCGTAGCTTGTATTATGGCACTATCTGAGGCTATGGAAAATAAAAACAAAGGTGGCTCGGCTTACGATGACAAAGAGATATTTTTTATCTAAGAACGAGATAGTAGAAAAGGAGTACAACTCAATTAGAGAGATTTGTACGAATGTTCTTAGGAGCAATAAAAACCTTTACCTTGTAGATGATTTAGTGCAAGAGGTGTGCTTAATTTTGCTTAATCAAGGCGATGAATCTGTACAAACTATTTACGAACAAGGTTACTTCAAATTCTATATAGCTAGGATAATCACCAACCAAGTATTTTCTAGTACTTCACCATTCCACAAGAAGTACAGACAGCAAACACCTTTCATTGATATTGACGATACGGAAGAATATAATCCTTTAGCTGACAAGATTTGGCTTGATATACAACACTTACTTACTAAAAAAGAGAAGAAAATAGTTGAATTAAAGTACGTTTACAACCTAAAAGTGACTGATATAGCTAAGGTTATGGGTGTTTCTACAAGGCAAATTTACAAGTATATCAAAGGAATTACAGGACACCTTAGAAAAAAATATAAATAAAAGGTTCACAAAAACCCTTTTTATATATATCTATATGGATAAGGTATATTAAACCACTAGGGATTTGGCAAACATATTAGATTTTTTCAGAAGAAAACCACAACAAGTACAACCTAACCAAGAGGAAAGGTTTTACAACACGAGTTTATATGGGAACGCTTCAATAATGGGCAACTCATCTAATCAACCAATTTCAAAAGAACGAGCTTTACAACTATCAACAGTTTGGAGCTGCGTAAAAGTAATTTCTGAAACAATAGCTTCTCTACCTATCTCGTTGTACGAAAAAGATGCAGATAACAAAAGATATATCTTATCTGACAATCCACTTCACTCTTTAGTAGGAGAGCAACCTTCAACTCTCTACAATTCTTTCAGCTTTTTTGAAAGAGCTTTAGTAGACCTTTGCCTCGATGGAAATTTCTTTGCTTACATTGAAAGAAACAATGGCGGTCTACCTACTCAAATAATCCCTATCCAATGTGATGATGTAAGTGTCTATGTATCGCCTGATGGTAGAGAAGTTTATTATGAAATAGAACAAAACGAACAAATACCTTACCCTATTACTGGTAAAGTAACTTCAGAGAATATGATCCACATTAAGGGATTATCTTGTGATGGAGTTATGGGTAAGTCACCGATACAGAGTGCAGCAGAATCTTTAGGTATATCTTTATCTATCGAACAATTTGCAGGTTCTTTCTTCAAAAATGGAGCCTCTATCGGGGGAATCCTCGAACATCCAGGAACATTAAAGCCTGAGACTGCTAAGAGATTACGAGCTAGTTGGAATCAAACTTATAGTGGTTCTATCAACGCAGGTAAAACTGCAATTTTAGAAGAAGGAATGAAATTCACTTCTCGACAGATCCCGAACAATCAGGCACAATTCTTAGAGACTAGACAATATCAAATTAGTGACATTTGTCGTTTATTTAGAGTACCTAACCATCTGGTGAATGAATTAAGTCACGCCACTTACTCTAATATCTCGGAACAGCAAATAGACTTTGTGGTACACACTATCACTCCTTGGGTTAAGCGTATTGAGATGGCACTTAATCAAAAATTAATACCTGTAAAACAAAAAGGTAAACAATACTTTAAATTTAATTTAACTGCCCTTCTAAGAGGTGACTCTAAGTCGAGAGCAGACTACTATAGAACACTTGTAAACATTGGTGTTATATCACCTGATGAGGTTAGAGCTTTTGAAGATATGAACTCAATGGGTGGACCAAGTGAAAGTGTTTATATGCAAAGTAATATGATGCCTTTAGATAAATTAGGTGAAGGTACAACAAGAGAAGAAATAACTAACGAATAATTTTACAAAAATGAGTTTTGAACCTACTAATAGAGTATATGAGCAAGGAGTAAGAGCAATAGAACACACTCCTGCTGACTCAGATATTACAACACCTGGAGCAGTATTATATTGTGGTACAGGTGGTAGTGTTAAAGTAACTACTGTATCAGGAAATGAAGTTACGTTTACAAATGTACCTAACGGAACTTTCCTACCAATTCAAATAAAAAGACTTTGGGCTACAGGAACTGATGCAAGTTCAGGTTTTATTTTAATATACTAAATAGCTTTAATGCTAATAACAATAAAAAATATAATCGGATCAATCCGAAATGTACTTGGTATAGTTACTGATAGGCTAAAGATGTGGCTTCCTTTCGAGAGGAGTGATGTACTTGGGGAGGAATTGGTGGTTAATGGTAATTTTGCTACGGATAGCGATTGGACTAAAGGAACGGGTTGGACTATATCAAGTGGTAAAGCTAATTCTGATGGAACACAATCTGTTTCTTATTTTCGTCAAGATGGTATAGTAAATTTAACATCAACGTATAAAATAGAATTTACAGTAAGTGGTTCTACTTCGGGGACTTTAAATTTCCTTAAAGGTAATGGTTCAACTGCGATAAATGTTACAGGTAATAATACTTATACCTATTTTACAAAATGGGATGGTTCAACGGGGGATGTAGTTTTTCAATCTTTAAATTTTGTAGGCTCAGTCGATAATGTATCAGTACAAGAAGTAACTCAAATCGCCCCTGACACATCGGGTAATTCAAACAACGCTACTTTATACACAGGAAAGGTACTTAGCTTTGATGGGGTTAATGATTATGTAGATTTAGGCTCACAATCAATGCCTAATACTTCTGCTGCTACTTTTGCTTTTTGGTGTAATCCTACATTAACAAGTAGCACATCAGATAAAGCAGTAATAAGATATGGTAAGTCAAATGTATGGTTTCACGACAATAATGAAATGCAGATTTATCCTAATATTGATGCTTTTCCTGCTCAGTTTACTAGCTTATCTGACCCCTCAGGTAAATATCAAAGATTTGTTGTTACAATTTCAGGCACAACAACAAAATTATATATAGATGGAACTTTAATAGGTTCTGAAACTACCCCTGCTATTTCAACCACAGCATCAGCAAGTTATATTGGTCAGTTTAATTCAGATAGATTCCTACCTGCAAAACTATCAGATGTTCAACTCTACGATGTAGCTTGGACTCAAGCCGATGTAACCTTTGACTACGAAAATCCTCAGCACCTTGTAACAGATAATTCTGCTTCAAGTATTGCCTTATCTAATCTAAAAGGCTATTGGCATTTGAGCGAGGGAGCAGGTAGTTTCGCTTACAATAGTGCCGTTTCAGGTTCAGAATTAGTTACTAATGGGGATTTCAATTCGAGTGGTAGTTGGAATACAAGTGCTGGTTGGACTATTGATACAGTTAATGGAAAAGCTAAAGTAGACAACGGCACAACCACTCACTTAAATCAAAATTCACTTCCAGTAACAAATGGTAAAAAATATTTTGTAAGTTTTCAGATTAGTGATTATGTTTCAGGAAGTTTTCAACCACAATTTGGGGCAGGTCAAGTTATAGCCTCATTAGGAGCGAATGGTGTATATAGCTATACAGTTACCTCTAGTGTAACAAATCCTACTCTTTATTTATATGGTGTTGGGGATTGCGAGTTTTCAGTAGATTATATATCAATAAAAGAAGTAAGCGTTGGCACTATAAATGGTGCAACTTGGTCGCTTAGACAATCTACTATACCTCAACTTGGTTTGATGGATTGGAGTAAGCCAACGATAGGTTCAGATGTGGTTACTCTAATAGCAAACCCTAACAACCCATCACAAGACATCTTAGGTAACTCTGTTCGACTTAGAGAGCATAGTTTAAATTTAGATGGATCGGGTTATGCTGAGGTAGCTGATGATAGTAGTTTAGATATGTCAAGTGGTTTTTCTGTTGATTTTTGGGTAAAACTTAATAGTGATGAAAGACAATGGTTAGTTACTAAAGGAACGGCAGCTAATACTTACGTTTCAGACAAAGGTTTTGGTACAACTATTTTAAACAATATAATATATGCAACAGTTAATACTTCTGTTGCTAAGTATCAAGTAAATAGTACATCATTTAGTGCTTCAGGGCAATGGATTTATGTATGTGTTAGTTATGAAGATAATACAACTAATGGGTTAAAATTATACATAAATCAAGATTCACCTATTAAAACAACTGTTAGTGGAACTATTGATGAAACACACAATTTAGTAATTGGTAGTAATTATCTTAAAGGTAGTTTTTTTGCATCTAATCAAATAGATGATGTTCGTTTTTATAACAGACCATTATCATCAGACGAGGTAGAACAAAACTATAAAGTAGGAGAAGTTTCACATAAAGTAGGTTCATCATTTAGCGATGACTTCTCAGGAGATTACGGAAATTAAAATAAATAGAAATGGCTAAAGGAAATTATACAGATTCATCTACTAGAAACAATTACAAGTCAAAAGTAAGAAGACAAAGTCTTACTAAAGTTTCAGTATCGCAAGACGAAAAAAGAGCTAGAGCAGAATTACTTGATATGGTTGAAGAGCTTTTTCAAACTACTGGTTCAGGTTCTATTACTGCTGAAAAGCTAAGAGCATTTTGTCACATTTTAGTAAAGTCTGTAAATAATAGTACTGATGATTCAGCAGAAGCAGATGGTTTATCTTCATCTTGTATGGCAGATAACTTACCAACTTCTGATCCAAGGTCATCAGGTAGATTATGGAACGACAGAGGAATAGTTAAAGTATCAAGATAATTATGAGAGGTAACGTATATATTTGTTTAAACACATCTACTTACAAGGACAAGATTCCAAGTGAGTTAGTATCATTATATGGCATACCTTCTTATGATGAGGAAGGAAATTTAATTGAAGTTTTACACCCTACTTTTGAAGAATTAGGTGAATATAATTTAAGTAAGTTTGGTTCTGTACCTAAAGTAAAGGTGGGTAACGCTAACTATTACATTGTAGAGTTAGAGGTTAGTTGGCTTCAAGGTGAGGTAAGTGCTTTGTTAAATTTAGGTGAAGGTTTAGCTTACCCTAAAAATAGTTTAATGAGTGCTTCAGAGGCTCGTCAGTTTATATCTGACAATAACAACGAATAAGAGGCTTAGATGGCTTTAAAAGATATAAATACTACTCCTACTGATGGAATGAGAGAAGAAGCTCGTAAGGGCTTAAAGTGGAGAAAAGAGTATGGTAGAGGTGGAACTCAAACTGGTGTTTCTCGTGCAAGAGATATAATCAATGGTGATTTAAGTATCTCAAGCATAAAAAGAATGTTTAGTTTCTTTAGCCGACACGAAAACAATAAAGGTAAGCACTATTCTGCTAAAGAAAAAGATGGTGGACCAACAGCTTGGAGAATAGCTTGGGCATTGTGGGGAGGAAACGCAGGATTTAGTTGGTCTAAGAAAAAGGTTAAAGAAATAGCTAAACAAGAAGAAAAAAATAGTTATATTATGGAAAATAAAGAGACTAGAATATATAACGGTAACTATGAGGTTCGATTGGACGAGAGTTCAAAAGAGACTAAAGTTAGTGGTTATGCTGCCTTGTTCGATACGGATAGTAGAGATTTAGGCTTTAGAGAAACGATTTCTAAACGAGCTTTTGATGGTCGCTTAGAAGATAATGTAATCTTAACTTTCAATCACGATCCAAACTTAATATTGGATAGAAATATGGGTGGTACTTTAAAACTATCTATTGATGAAAGAGGTTTACGATACGATGCTACTTTACCTAATACAACAACTGGTAAAGATGTAGCAGAATTAATGAAACGAGGTTTACTTTATGAATCTTCATTTGCTTTTACAGTAGAGGATGATGAGTGGAGTAAAGATGGAAATGTTGCAAGAAGACAAATTAATAAAATTGGTCGACTTGTTGACGTGTCTATAGTCGGTGTAGGTGCTTATGCCAACACAGATGTTGCCCTTCGTTCTAAAGAAGCTTTTGAAACAGAAGCGACTATAGAAGAAACCCCTCAAGTTGAAGAAGTGGAGCAAAAGGTTGAGGAATCATTTGATGATTCAAAGTTAAATTTATTAAGTAACGAATTAAAATTAAAAAAACGAATATGAAAAATTCGATTGAAATTCGTCAAGACAGAGCAGAGCTTATCGGAAAAGCTGATGCTTTATTAAACTTGGCAAAGGAAGAGTCTCGTGACTTTAGTGCTGACGAGCAAACTTCATACGATGGTATGATGAATAACATTGACAAACTAGCTAAAGACATTGAGGTAGTTGAACGTCAAGAAAAATTGAACGCTGAGATAGCTTCTAATGTAACTTCTACTCCTTCAGTAGAGCCAAAAGAAGTTCGTGAGTATTCTTTCTTCAAAGCTATTCAAGGTTCTATGAACAACAACCTTTCAGGTATTGAAAAAGAAATGCACGAAGAAGCTCAAAACGAAGCTAGAAGTGCAGGTAGAACTATCAATGGATTAGGTATTCCTTCATTTATGTTAGAGCAACGTGCTAATGTAACTCAAGGAGATGTAAGTGGTGTAGCAGGTTCTCATATTGCTCCTACAAATGTATTAGCTTTTGCTGATGCTATGCGTGAGGCTTCTGTGTTTGACAAAGTTGGTGCAAACATTTTATCAGGTCTTTCAGCTAACACTAATATTCCTGTAACTGGAGCTTCTTCAGTAGAGTGGGAAGGTGAGATTGATGCAGCAGCAGATGGTGGTGCTCAATTCGGAAAAGTTGAATTGAATCCAGTTCGTTTAGCAGCTTATGTAAATATCTCTAAGCAATTATTATTGCAAAACGGAAATGCAGCAGAGGCAGCAATCATTCGTGATTTAGGTCGTGCAGTAGGACAAAAAATGGATGCAGCTATATTCTCTACAGCAAGTGTAACAGGTGCACCTGCATCTCTTGGTGCAGCAGCTTCTACTACATTTACTGAGGCAGCTTACTCGGCAAACGCTTCTATTATGGCTGACTTTGTATCGGCTGAACAAGCTTTAGCTGAAGCAGGTGGATTAGAAGGTAACTTATCTTATGTTGCTTCTCCTGGTTTAATGGCTGAATTGAAGCGTTCTGCTCAAGTAGCTTCTGTAAGTGCAGGTGTTCAAGGAAACTTAATTAATGGTTACCCTGCTTACTTCACTAACGGATGTACTAAATCTGCAGGAGTTTCAGGTGACTTCTACTTCGGTGATTTCTCTAAACTATACATCGGAATGTTCGGTGGTTTAGACATTATGGTAGACCCTTATTCTGTAGCAGTAAACGGTCAGACTAGATTGGTTCTTAACCAATATATGGACTGGGGTGTTTCTGATGGTGCAGGATTTGTTAAAGCTACTTCACTTACAGCGTAACATCTGAATTATATTTATAAAAGGGAGTCCTTCGGGACTTCCCTTTATTAACTTTTATAATACTATACAATAAGATGCCACACGATTACTTGCACAATATATATAACTTTGACAACTACGATTATCTAAACCCAAGTCAAAACAGATATGGGAATTTAGAGCTAGTAGAAGTTGAAGATGCTCAAGTTGTTTCAACTGCTGAATTAAAGGCTCAACTTAGAATTGATACTTCTGATGAAGACACTTTGTTAGCTACATATATAAGTGCTGCGACTCAAATGGCTGAACACTATTGTAATAGACATTTTATTACAGCTAAGTACAAACTTTGGTTTAACGACTTACCATCTAAATTTAGTTTATATTATCCTGATTGTAAGTTTAATTTTAATCCACAAAATGATGATGCTGCCGATGGTTTACACTATTTAGCTGCTGTAGGTGATACTTACACTTTGTTTGCCAACACTAATTGGTACTCAAATCAAAATACTAACCCTTGTCAGGTTATAATGACTAACACACCTTCTGATGCAATAGATACATCAGATTTGGTCGGAACAACTGACGGAATATATTATTTCCAATTCCAAACTGGTATTGGCGATGCAGCTAGTGATATTCCTGATGCGATTAAACAAGCGATTAAATTAATTGCAAGTGATATGTATTATTTCAGAGAGGATCGCAAGAGAGCGTTTCCAATGGCTTCTGAGATATTACTACAACCTTATAAATGCTATTTATAGTATATGGCTTTTATTTCTAAAATAAAGGCAGGTGATTTTAACCAAAGAATTAAGTTAAAGTCAATATCTTCAACTCAAGACGGTTTTGGAGGCGTTTCAAGCACTTATTCTGTTCAAGCTACAGTTTGGGCAAATAAAAATGTTAAAACCCTTAGAGACATTGAAGAGAAGTTTGAGGGAGACGAATTACAATCTTATGGTCGATTTGTTTACACTATAAGATACTCAAGTGAGACAAAAGGTATAAAAGCTAATTGGATTATTGAGGAAGTAGAGACTAGCGATATATACGAGATATTAGGTTTCGTTATAGACCCTAGAAAAGAGTTCATTGAAGTTTTTGTAAAGCAAGATTTACCAACAGCTTC